TTAATCTTTATTTTACGAGCCTTTTTCTCTTCAGGAATTATTCGTTCCAATGAAATAGTTAAAAGACCATTTACGAAGCTAGCATCAATTACTTCAATATCGTCTGCAAGAGTAAAACTTCTTGTAAACTTTTTGAAGGAAATGCCACGGTGAACATAGTCTCCACCACCATTAAAGTAATCTCCTGCTTCATCCCATGTGGAACGAACAGTCAATGTATCTTCTTTCACTTCGATTTCTACATCATTAATATCAAGACCTGCTAACGCAAGATCAATAAAGAACTTTTCGCCTTTGTCGGTTCTGATATTATAAGGCGGGAAGCCTTGAGATTGTTGTTGATGCTGTGGGAACTCCGCCAATCTGTCAAAGACTCTATCGAATCCAAGAGCAAAGGGGTGAAGTTGGTTTATATTTAATCCAGTCATATTATTCTCCTATTAAGCAAGATTAATTAAATTTGAGGGTATATCCCTCGGTTAGTTGTAAGACCCTATCGGCATCCTACAAATCTATTTATATTATATTATACAACAGTTTTAGAAAAATGTCAACTATTTTTTTCCAATATTGTATTTTACTGTTAGTTCCCAATCATTCTTTTCTTTAAACGAAATAATTTTAATTTGATTTAGAGAAGCAACTGGATCTGCTGACTTTGAAGGATCCACTATTTTAATAAGTTCCCATTCTTCTAATAAGTTAACAATCGTATTACGACGAGAGATATCTTCTTCTGATAACGTGTTGTGCTTCCCATCTAAAATAAACAATTCTTTAAAGTGTAGAATAGCATACCTACCTTGTTTGTGTAGGATATGACATGATTGGTATAACTTCTTTTCTTTGCGGCTTGAAATGCCTATACGAGTCAAAGTCTCTTTTACTTTGAGGAAAGAATCCTGCGTGGGTAATTCAACTTCGACACCTACTCCCTTGAAAATATCCGTGTCCATGATTAATATTCACCTGTTAATTATTATAGTTAGTGGCAATGGTTTACACCATATAAGATTATTTATAATAATCCTGTTTTAGCCACCTTCATTAATTTTATCATGGATAGTTTCAAGCTGTTCTTTGTTCAATACCTTAAGATATTGTTTGGCAACAGTTCGGTTGCATTCATATACTTTCTGTATTGCATCTAGGTTAATATCTTTATCAGCCTTTGGCCATTTAGAGAATCTCTTACGCTTACGAAGTACCGCTTTATAATAATCAAACTGAGCTGCATCAAATAAACTATGACGCATATTCATTTCGTTTGCATGTAAGACGGTGTCCTCAAAATTAGTAAAGCCACGGTTCACTACATAAGGCGTATACATCTTTTCAGTGTGTTCAGGTATATCGCTATTACGAATAAGATCTTCCTTAGAAAAGGACGCAGCATTCATAAAATCAAATGGTGTTAGATCTTTCATCAATCAGCTCCTCGTATTCTTTTACCATAACGTTAAAATGAGAACCACACTTATCACAAAGAGTAAGTTTAGTTTTACCATCTTCGGTATTCATTTCAACCGTATAAGATTTCTTTTTTGAAGTTTTGGTACCGCAGTTAAAACATTCAAGTTTTCCGACCATTATGCATACTCACATTCAATCATTACTTCCGTTAAGAAGGCAACCATATTGATTTCTTGGTCAGCAACCAAACCGGACTTGTACATATAATCAGCTAATGTAACTATGAATCCTGCTTGTGATTGTAATGTAACTTTACTCGACATCATATCATAGATACGACGAAACATTTCATTCATATCTTGATCTGAGTTCTTGGCAACCCATTTACGCATATCGGTAAATTGTTTTGCTTTGAGTAAACGAAATAGATCATCAACAGATTCCTGAGCAAGATTAACAAAGATACCTTCATCAATTTTACCAGATGCAGCATACGATTGTAATTCAGTTAATACTCTACGGAAATCTGGAAAATGTTTCTCAATTACTTTAGCAACAACCTTAGGATCGTATTGAACTTCTTCTTGGTCAAGTATTGCCTTAACGCGTTTAAAGAATTCCATTGCCATCTGTGGACGGTCAGCAGTATCAATAGAGAAGTCTATTTCAGACAACCTTGAACGTAATGGACTGATAATACGATTCTTGAAATTACAAGTAAAGATAAAGCCACAGTTTGAACTGTATTCTTCAATAAAGTTACGAAGAGCAGGCTGAACGTTTGCTGCGTTCAAATAATCTGCTTCGTCAAAGATAACATACTTACGACCTGTTCCTGTGAGAGAAACAGCGGAAGCGAAAGTAGAGATGTCGTATCGGAGGGTATCTATATTAACATTAAGAGAACCATTCTTTACGATATAATCGCAACCTAGTTCTTCTAACATGGCTTTCGCAATTGTAGTTTTACCTACGCCTGGACCACCAGTTAATAATAGATTTGGAACACTTCCGTCTGATACGAACTTGCGAAAGGATTCTTTTGTCTTGCTTGGTAGAATAGTATCATCAACAATTTGTGGACGGTACTTCTCAACCCATAAGACTTCGTTTGATTTTGCATCAATCATAATTCACCATAAACATAATATAAAAAATTCGAGTCAAAACGCGGGGTCCCCTTTTACAGTTTCCCCACTTCTCGAGAAATGAGCTGTAGTTTAACCTACGAGCTTATCAGCCAATTCGCCTTCAGCACCAGTATCAACATCTACGGAACCTTCACCAGCACTTTCGTCTTGCTTAGGACCTTTCTGTCTTAGGAATGCTTCGAGTTTATTTCTTAGCATACCGATACCAGCTAGTTCTTGCCCTTGGAATCCACCGCGAGTACTGACCACGTCAATGATCTGTAGTAGCGTTGAGATATCTCCAAGAGTAATTACAGCTTCTTGCTCTTGCTGTTGGCCTTGTTGCATTGCATCATTCATATTCATTACCTTTTATTATAAGTCGACTTTGAATCAATTGCCACGTAATACGTGACGCCTTCACCTTTAAATTGTGAGATACCTTTTGAACAAAGCGTAACCTCATAATCTATTGGCATTAGTTTCAAGTTATCAGTTTTAATGATAATCCTGAACTCATCGGCAGTTTCCCCAATTTCAACGCCAAAGTCATCTGCGTTGTCGTTGGCACTGTCGATTGCTTTCAGATAGCATTTGCCGCCTTCGCCTACAAACGCAATCTCCGAAAATTGTAATACCCCTGCCGCCTTCAATACTGAAGACAACGTATCTGCCGTTACATCCACAACAACATCAGCCGTAGGAATATTAATTTCCTTTTCTGGTGGAGTGTGAATCATTGATAGATCTGCAAAGACATACTTGGTACGTCTTTTTCCTTCCGAGATAATAAAGTATTTATCAAAAAACTCCACATCCGGGTCATTATATAGAGATAAAATTGAAAGAAAGCGCGATAAGTCGTAAATACAAGCATCAGCTGGTATTTCTTGACCGATATTCGCAATCGCAATCAATGTTTTCTCTGGAGTTATAGTCTTAATAACTGAACCAGCTGACAACAAGATTGACTTGTTGATAGAGGTAAAGCTTTTTAGGACCGTCAAGGTTTCGTTAGAAAATTTCATTATATAGGTTTCTCCATTAGTTTATTGTTGTATATTATAACAGGTTTATTTAGATTTGTCAATAGGATTATAAGACTTTCTGTTAGATTTATTATCTGCAGTTGCCGTAACACCTAATTGACCGAGAGATCCCATGTCACCCTTAAAGATATAAGAACCAACATGGTTGATTTTCATCCAAGGACACATCCATACTGATAGACCAGCTTTACGAGCCATTCTACAGAAGAAGTAGTCTTCAGATAAGTACCTTCTAGATTCTGGGTCAATGACACAATCAAAGAAAGCGTGGATATCACGAGTACCGTCAAATTGTTCTGTCCTAACGTGATCTGGTTTATATGCCAATTCAGGATAAGCATCTCGATATTTTTCTAATGCCTCTCTTGTAATTAGCATAAACCCAGTACCGCCTTCGGCAACTTCAACAGGTTCTGCGAGTTTAAATTGTTTTATATCTCCAACTGGATTAAAAACAAAATCTGATGTAAATTTTTCTAAGTCGAAAGGATTCTCTTTACCTACTCCATGTTGAGCAGCTGCAGCTACCTTTTCCCAAGCAATTGTCTTCTTAGGATATGGTCCACATACAACATCGTATTTTTCTGGATCTGAAACTTGTAACGCAAGTAATGCTAACGCGTCACGTGGATCAAATCCAATGTCTGCATCAATAAACAATAAATGAGTACAATCAGAACGAAGGAATTCATCTACGATATAGTTCCTTGCTCGTTGAATTAAACTTTCGTTGAATAGAAAGTAGTACTTCATTGGAATTTTGTGAGAACTACATAGCATACTTAAATCGTTAGTCGACTTAGTATAGATACCTGTACATTGACCACCATACATAGGTGTACCAATAAAGAGTCTTTGTTTTTGTAGTTCTTCTGTCTTTACTTCTAACTTCATACTGTAATTTGCTCCATATCATTTTCTGCTCTAGTGATTGACTGTAATCTTAATACATCAGCCAATATGTCCCATGCCGAATCATGTGCTTTAAATACTGAATCCCACTTATCTTCGTTTGCACAAGGAGGGAATCCATTCTTCTTTAAACCAAAATCAAACTTTGCATCAATAAATGTTCTTGTATCTCTAACAGACCAATGCTTAAGGTGTGATTGTAGATGACCTACTTTACCTTGAGACTTAAAGAGTCTTTCAAGAATAACAGGATCAAAGGAATTAGATCTTGACCACCAATAGTTAATCTTTGGAGAATCAATTAAAAAGTCGGTAAACTGTTTCACAAAGTCTTCAACCGATAAGTCTGAACTTTTAGGAGCAATATTCTTTCTTACTTCTGAATCCTGTTTAGACCAAAAGTCGAGAGTACCTCTATCAACTACCCAATTATAATTCTTTACTTGTTCAGCCACATTCAATTTAAATTTCTTTGCTTTGAATACATCACTTAAGTTATAGGGATTATCAGATGTAAACTTGTCCCACTGAAATACCATTACAGATACATCAATGACAGCGCAGTTATGAACGTCCTGTCCCATTGTTTCGAAGTCGATGATTAAATCGTTTCTCATATGTTTACCTTTAATTTAATATACTATTATAACAAACTTTCCTAGTCTTGTCAATAGTTTTATGCAAAGAATTCATCTAAGTTTGGAGTTGTGTCGACACCATTCTTGTCATGTTCCATTAATTGCTTATGGTTGTTCTGTCGAAGATAAGTTGACTCTGACATATCAAGATCACCTGTTAAGAACTTGGCGATTTCACTATGGAGATCAGCAGATGTTGGTACAGGAACATTCTGTGCAATATGATTCATTTTCTTCAAGCCATGTAATAACTCAAAGTTCTCAGGAAAGCCCATCATATGTAAAGCTTCTCGAATCGTCAACGATCGTTCTTCAGTCGGATGCATTGTATCAACCATGTTACGACCAATTACTGCATTCATATATTCACCAAAGACATGTACTGAACCATCCCATACACCTTTACCATCAGCAAACTTCATAATGGCATGATCTGAGTATTTAGCGCCTTTTTCGTTTCCTGTTCTGTGGAACCATTCGTTGGCTTCTTTCATCCAACCTTTCTTACAAACATAATTCAGAGTTGTCTTAACGTTCTCTTCAACCATAAGCTCTCGAACATCACGATTTGTTTTTGTCTTAATAAAATTATAATAAGGTTCATCAGGAACGTTCTTATTAATAACTAGATCTTGATGTAAAGCATCTTCAGGAATCTCTTGTAAGTATTCGGCAAAATTCTTTCGGTCTTTATTATACCAATTCATTACAGGAGCGGAGTCAGACTTCCAACCAATCGCAAAGGTCCTGTCGCGTCCTTGAGGGACTCCGTGAAACCTAGTTGAGGTTTTATACAGGGATAATGAATACCCACGCTCAGCACATATTTCATACAGTCTATTTGCTACAGGACGACCTTTATTTGTAAACAATGCAGGAGCATTCTCAACAATCACTACCTTTGCACCAAGTCTATCAATACCATCTTGAAAGACCATATACATAAATTCGTTCTTAGCACAACCTGCGCCTTTACTCTCTGTAGTTGTTCCTGTATTTAATTGAGATAGAGCAGCACATGGTGGAGTACCAGAGACCACATCAACTTGTGTTAGTCCACTGTTTTCTACTTCATCAAGTTTAATATAAGGAATATCGCGTCCCATTGTATTTTGTTGGTAGTTTACGTAATGACTATCGTTATCCTCAAACCCACCATAAGAGTAGATTGCTGTAGGTGGTTTACCAAACGCTCTTTCTGCGCCTAGCATTTGTCCACCAATAAGCGGAATGAGTGGTGCCCACGTTATTTCTTTTTTGTTCATCCGAAAAAATCCTCAAGTGTTGCAGCTACTTTCTTATCAAATTGCATTACATTAGGTGCAACATAATCATTATCAATCGCTGTCATAATTTTATTGTTTAAGAATGTACCATCGTAGTATTCAGGTTTACATATAAGTTTACGTAATCCTGTAATTACCGATTCATACTCCTGTTCATTATTTAATAACCTATTCATCCTTTCTTTAAATTCAGCAGGAGTTTTCGGTCTTAAAAAATCTGGTATTGGCAAATGCCCTTGTTCATCATAAGATGGATGTAAGAACGGTATCACACCAGCATGTACCATTTCAATATACTTTGAAGTTACCCAACCTTTTGCGATT